CGTGGTCTGGTCGGAGCTGGTACCACGGTGGTCGCGGGGCTGCTCAGCGCATCAAAGGTCGGCGGGCGACCATGGCCCGGGATGCTGGCGGCCAACTTCGCCTGCCCGTGGGCTACCTCCATCCGCTCTACTGCCGCGGAGCGATCTGGCGACCAGTAATCGCCCACCACCACCGGAGAGGGGCCCGTGTGCTTGGTGATACCCGTGCACACCGTGGGCAAGCCGCCCGCCGGCTTGTCGGCATACACAACGGGCTGCCCCTCCCCCTCCCAGTGCCCGAGAAAGCCCATCAGCCCCGCCGAGGCCAAAATCAGCACGCCAGACGCAACAAGGGCGGCCGCGCCGCCCTTGATCCTTTGTCCTGGCTGCATCACGCATCTTCCTTGTCCATCTTGGCTGCCGCTTCGCGTGCGATCTTAAGGTGCTGGTACTTAAACCAGAGATTAGCGACCAGACCAACGACTGCCACGACCGCACCCACCAACGCAAAAAAGTCATTGGCCGACAAACCAAAAATCAACGCGCTCCCTCCCCCGCCATACATCGCGGTTAGAGCTGCCTTTTCCGGGCTCGAACTGAGATCCATATCGCTACCCCCGTATCGTTCCATCGCCGCTGAAAATGGTATTTGGCAGATCAAATCCCGCTCTGTCCAAGACCCCTTTACCTCGCACCATCAGGGGGCCTGTCCCAAAGGCATTGACGTGCCCAACGCGCACCGTGCCCGACTCAATAATGGTATTCCCGACGTATCTGTTATCACCGCTGACTGTCAGCACCGCATCATCGGCCAACGCATAGCGCAAAGGTGTGGACTTAGGAAGACCATCAAGCTCCAGCAGCGAGCAACCATAGCCTGCCTCTTTGTAGGTCCTTGCAACCGGCTGCGTGTTAGCCGTCACCTGGTCAAAGTCCGCGCCAAGCTCAGAAGCATCGGCGTCTCGTGCATACACGACACTCGCGCCTAATCCATCGGAGCTGTCCTCAAACCTGACCTTAACCATCCGCACCCGCCCATCCTGGACCGCCTGCAATTGCACCTCTTTGTACTCACCCGCAACGCGAAAGTGATACCCCTGCGCGGGAATCTTGGCCGTGCCGAAGGATTGCCCCATCAGCCCACCCGCCGGCACGCTCGTCAGATCTGCCAAACCGAAGCCACGCGCCACCAGCGTAGAAAAAGGCAATGCAGCCACAACGCCTGACCGAATCAACGGTCCAACACCCGAGATACGGCCAGAGAGCTCTTGCGCGCCCCCACCGCCGCTAATCGTGGTCACCTTATCCAAGACCAATGGCGCCCGCAGATTAAGCAGGGCAACGCCATTGATCAGCAAGGGTTGCCCTGGGGCAACGGGCGCGGCGTACGAGCGATACCTGCGCAGCCAAACATTTATCCCTATACCGATCATTTACACACCCACAACAATGTCGCGAGCCGTGGTACCTGTCGCCAAGACGCGCACGATCTGCATGGGATGCCACACCCCGGGCAACAGATTGCGATGGGTAACGGCTTCGGAAATATCTTTATGTCCTAGGTATTGCACGCAGACGTCGCCTGCCGTACCGACCCAGATCGCACGCATGACCTCCGGCAACTCCTCGGTGTCACTCGGTTCAACAGCCAGAGCCACAGTTGGGGAGCCAGCTTGATCCGCCGCACGAGACTCAAATCTATTCTTAATCATGGATCTTCCTTTGCATAAAAGTTTGACCAGGAAGTAAAAAGCCCGCCGAAGCGGGCTAGGAACCACATTCGTCAGCATGCGAGTGCTCACAGTGTGATAGCCAACTCAAAGAGCTCATCGAGCTGCGCACTGGACCAGCCCAACGCCTGGGAAAGGGCTTCCACAAGCTCACTGCCTCGCTCGACGGAGCCGGCAAACTGCCACTCGATACGCGCTGCCTCCCCCTCTTCGCCTGGCACACTTGCAACAGCAGCGTTGACCTGGGCCAGAAGGCCGAGTTTTAGCAGTGCCAGCCGAGCCTGCCGCATTGTCACGGAAGTGGGTGCAACCGTATGACTGGGCGGGGCGCTCAAGTGCGCCTTTACCTCGTCATCGGTCATCGCAACTAGACCTTCCCTGATGTGCGCATCCTGGCTACCATCGGCTTCATACGCGTAGACTTCCCCGCTTGCGAGGTCCTTGTAGTACTTGAAATTCATCTTTCCCTACCTCAGCTCGCGCACAGTCATTGACGGTCTACCGCCCACCTGATAGGCCATCCCGTTAGGAACGATTGCGCTGATGCTTGCTGTGCGCCCGTTGTAACTTTGGCTTGTCAGTGTCTGACCGTTGATCGTGATCGACGCTACTGTTACAGAGCCATCCCCGGAAGACTGCACATGCACCATGATGGGCTTACCGGTCGTGTTGGTGTACGTCGTATTTGCTGCCCGGCCTACCGACTGCCAGGTCTGCCCTACGCCCAGACTATTCGGCGTACCGGTAATTTGCGACCAATCATGCGTATGGTGTGTTGCAGCTTTGCCGTTCAGCGCAGATTGCAGTCCGTCCACCTGGGCAATTTCATGCGTATGAATAGACGACGCTTTGCTATCCAATGCCTTGGACAGGCCAATCACCTTGCCTTGGGTCACATTGGGTAGATCCGCATCAGTCAGACTTTCACCTTTGATCACCCAACCCTTAGCGTCCACCGTTAACTTGGTATAGGTGCCCGGAGAAACCGCTGCGCTCGCATTCCGGGCGACATCCAAGATCTGTTGCCATTTTTGCTCTCCCTCCTGCGCAACGCCCTGCAACTGCTCCAACGTCGCCGTGCTTTGGGTCAGCATCGCCTGAATCTGCGACTGCGCCCGTTGCACGTACCCCGCGCTCTGCTCGGCTAAGTTAGCCGACGTCTGCGCCGCCGCATTTGCTTGTTGTGCTGCCAACGCCTGCGCGGTTGCCGCTTGCTCACTGGATGCCGCCGACGCCGAACCACGGGACGTCACCTCCTTATCAGCACCAACCCTTTGAGCCAGCGCATTGAGCTGTGCGGCGAACTCCGGCAATGCCGCTAAGAAAGCATCCGCGCGCTCCGGGAAGCTCTCAGGATCGCTTCGGCTAGGCGGCTGCGGCAATTCTTTGATCTCCATGTCAGGTAAGCCCCTCTATTTCTAGATTGCAGAACTTCACCATTGGATATTCGATATCAATGGAAAAGTCGCGGTAAAAACCGTAGATGGTCAATAGGCCGTAGCCGTCAACATCTGCGCCGATCCAAACACACGGCGTCGCGCGCAGTCCGGACAAAAGCCGATACACCGCTCCCAACCGCGCTGAGTCGATCCAAAGACGCTGAGACATGCGCCGAGAATATCGCCGCCGTCGAAATGTGGTTACTCCTGTCGCCGAGGTCTCTTTGCGGCTGTAATCGATGATGCCTGCACTCCCGCCATACTCTGCATCGCCGATGAAGTACGCGGAACCACAAATCAAGGCGCCGCACGCGGCCTGCGCACCAGGCGCCGAGATCGTTACCTCCAGATGGAGGTTTCCGTATGCGGGCAAGTCTGTAACCACCAACTCCGTAATGCGAGAGAACGGTTCAAAAAAATATTCGTACCAATTGGTGACGACAGAGCCTTCGAGCTGTTTGTGAGCCTCGTAGATCACCGGCCCGCTCAGCCCTTCGCGACCCACAACGGTAATGCTCGTTGCATGCAATTCAAGCAAAGCCAGACTATTGACTAACCCTGGCCTTAAGACCACCTTGATAAAGTTCTCCCCCGTCGTCTGCGTGCTGACCTCGTTGTCAAACATCGCCCAACGATTGACGGGGCCTGCCGTTGCCCAATACAACGGCGATTGGCCCGGCACGTGGCCGATATTGGGCGTCTGCACGCATTCAAACACTGCCGACTCGTGCTGAACCCGATCACCGATCTTGTAATCGCGCTTGATGTCAAAAGTGTCATATTCCTCTTCTGGCACGCTGGAAGATATCAACTGTCCACGGCCTATGGCGACTGGCTTTATGACTTTCATTCGGCGATCACCTCTACCCTAAGTGGCTCGCCCGAATCAGGGCGAACTACTAAACCATCTGCTTCGATACGATCCAAGCGCCGAACTGCTTTACCGGTATTACTGGCTGTCGCCCTTGCTTCGATGCGCAAATTCGCGACCTCCTGCCTAAGTGCCTGGTTTTCCTGGAGCAGTAGCCTAAGCATGTCGACGATCTGACCTTGATCGGGAGAGCCCGAAAGGATCGACCGTGTTTCGGACGCACTAAAAATGCGTGACGGCCCCGTTACCTCCAGCTCAGGCCCTCGCTCACCCACCAGCCGCAGGCCGCCAGTGTGCTCGCCACCTGCTGCAAACGCAGCAATCGATTTACCCGCCACCGCATTAACCACTTGCCGCAGACCATTCACCGTTGCGTCTCGGCTTGCATTGATCGCATTGGCAATGACCTGGTCACCACTTAGTGCCGACCGTTCCAAAGCCGCTAATTTCTGGTCGATCAAGCTCAACAGATCAAGGCTTTGGTTCTGATAGTCTTTGGGAGCTACGGCATCCATGCGATCAGCGACCGCTTCAACGCGTGCCCACGTAGTCGCCAGAAATGCCTGATACTGACCATCCGACGCAAACGCCCCCTTTGCGGCCTCCAGCACAGGTAAAAACAAGCTGTTTAGTTCGTCGGCATAGCGGACTAAGGCATCCCCATCGGATCCCATCGCCTTCGCGTAGGCTTGGGAAAAATCACGCTGCAGAATCGCAAATTGGTCCTCGGGTGATAACTGACTCACCCGATAATCCTTCACAGTTTTGCGTAGCCCCTTGGCTCCCTCCGCCAACACGCTTGCAAGCGCCTTCTGTGCCTCGTAGTACCGAACTGTCTCGGCGCGCAATTCGCCCAGCTTGCCAACCGACTGCTCCGCATCTAAAACGAACTGTTGTAGCGCAACGGTATACGCCGCTTGCTCATGCCGTGCCTTGGTCGCCGCTTCCGTCGCCACAGCCTGAGCACTAGCGGTCTTCGTTACGGCATCAGCATAGGCCTGATGCAAACCACTAATATCCTGCGCGCTATGCACGGCTGCCGCTGCCTGGGCGGCCACAAGAGCTGCCTGAGCCTGTGCCAGCACTTCTTTTGCCGCCGGCAACTGCGCCTGGGCAGCAGAGCGCGCCGCATCGAGCTCTTTCCAATTTTTCTTTTTATACGGCACAGTCTTAGGCGCGTAGATGTCCCAGGACAGCTTATCCACACGGGCCTGCGCATCCGCTACACGCTGGCGCGCGGCGACCAGCGCATCCTCCGTCCCATCATGCGTAGCCTTCGCCACACGGTACGCCTGCTCCGCTTGGTGGCGTGCGCTCAATTGTTGACGATAGCGATCCTCTGCCACGTTCAGCCGCTCGGCAGCGACCGATACCCCCGCCGTGCTTGGCATAACAGCGAAAGTACCTTCGATTGCCTTACGAATGGCGCTAGGCGTCATCGAAACCGGGTCGAGCACCTGTTTAGCCGCTTGACGCACGGCAATGCGCTCATTCCCAATCCCGTCCAACACAGCGCGCAGTCGCTCAGCCAATCGCTGCAACACGGCTGTGATGACAGCGACGAATACGTCGGTATCGACGCCCTCCAAGGCATGTTTCAACCCACTGAAATCAATGACTGCACCGCCCACGCTCAAACGCAGCCGCTCAATTTCATCGGTCAAGGTCAGGCTGACCTGCTGGGCGCCCGAAATGGCATCACCCGCCACGGCAGTTGTACGCGTGAAATCCACCAATCCCGCCGTCAGGTCAAGGAACTGCCGAGAGACTTGTCCCGTCGAACGGCTAACGCGAGACAGCGCATCGTCCAACAGCAAGGCGTTTACTGCGGCGCCCGACATCTCTGGCACCACACGGCCACGACCCGCGAACGCCTCCACCATCCGGGCAGCAGTTTCTTGAGCGCGCCGTGTCGTTGCTTCCATCGCGGCCGCAAACTCAGGCGCAATCGCTATCAACGCAACGTAAGCCTTTCGACCAGCGTCCGTCGTCAAGTCCAACATCGATACTATGCTGCGCAACGCCTGCATGCTATCCGGCATCGCCACGTTGACAGACTTCAAGGCGTCGGCCACGTGCGCCAGACTCAGCTTGGCGCGCTCCGTCTCAGAGTAATACAGCTGGTAATACTGACTCGTCGCCCGGTTTATCACATCAATGCTGCCAAACGCGTCAACCAACTTTGACGCCGTGGCCGCCCCTGCCACCGAAATATCTAACAGCTTCAGATCCAACCTCTTGAGCGACTGATTCACCGCCGCCAAATTGCCTCCCAAACGTCCCAGCGTCTGAGAAGCGGTTTCGCCCTCCTTGCTAAAAACGGCGATGTTGGGTACCAACGAGCGCACCATGTTCTCGCCCACTGCCGCAATGGCTGCCTCCAGCAGCCGCTGGTTTTCCCGCTCATCCTTGGTCAGTTTGACGCGGATCTGTTCGCTATACGCGTCCAACGACCTCGCAGACAAGCCCACTGCCGTCGCCAAACTGGCAGCGTTGCGCTTCATCAGCTCAAAAGCAGCGGTCAAGTCATGCATCAAACCGCGATCCAAAACCCCCACCTGCTGGCCACTACGCCCACGGCTAAACCAACCGCCCTTTTGTTTCCAGGGCGTGGATGTGTAGCCAGAAAAGCCAAACGCTCCTACCTCTCCAACTAATGTTGTATCGCCAAAACGTTTCGGCCCTCGGCCAAAAGCACGATTGACAACTCCGCCCAGCAAACCACCCAAGGTCGCACCTAGCGCGGTACCAATGCCAGGCACAATCGAACCAAGGGCTGCCCCCGCCGCCGTCCCTGCTCCCACAGTCAGATTGGCATTGCCGACCGCATACTTGCCGGAAATCAGCTTGCCACCTAAGAATCCCAAGGCAGCACCGGAAGCAACGCCCGCCATCTGACCCACCGTACCGGCCGTGGTCGCGGCCGCATTGGCTCCCTGACCGAAGCCATACCCAAAATCCGCGACCCACTGCGACCCTAACTTGACGCCCAGATCGGTAATTTGTTGCCCGACGGCTGCAAAGCCCCCTGTCGCCAGGCTATAGGCGTTTTTTCCAGCACTCAATAAACTGAGCGCCTGGGTCGAGCCACCCGTAGCGCCTAACAGCCCACCCGGCGCGGCTAACGCAATCCCCGCAGAGCCAGCGCCAGCCAGACTCACTAAGCCCGCAGCGATGCGCACGACGAACGGCTGCGCCAGCAGCCTGTAGATCTGGTCCGCCACCGTAGTCTTGAACGTCGTGGCCAGCGACGTCGTAAATGACTTCCAACCCTTCTTGCCGTTGTTCATCATGTCGGCAAAGCCTTGGCGGAACACGTCACCGTACTTGTCTACGGTGCGCTCCCAGTCGCGCGCCATTTCGTCGGCCGCCTTCTTCTGGGCGTCCTTGATATCCTTCTGGCGGATAGCGGCACCCAGGCGCTTGCGCGCGTCGATTTCCTTCTCGATGAGTTCGACTTCCCGCTCGGAACCGTCAAACCCCTGGAGCACAGCCTTGCGTTCCTCCAGGCGCGCGATCGTCAGCTGCTCCAGCGCGGCCTTGCTCATACCATAGGTGGCAACCTGGTCTTCAACGCTTTGCGCTTCCCGGGCGATCTTGGATACACCATCCTCCAGGCTGGCGAAATACTTCTCGCGCGATTCCTGGAAGGCCTTCGTCTCAGCATTGGCGCGCACCAGCGCACCTGCCTCGGCCGCCAGCGCCTTGGTACGCTCCAGACTGGCCCGTACCTGGGACTTGAGGTTGCCCTTAAGCAGTTCGCCGATTTCGGCCGAACGCCGCTCATACTCGTTCAGCTTGCTCGTGTGCAAGCCGCGCTGCTCCAGTTCGACTGCGAGCGCCTTTTCTTCCGTGATCCGGGCACGTAACCGCGCAGCCTCCGACTCTGCGCCAGAGTGCCCCCGTTTGGCGTCCCTGTCCTCGTAGCGTTTATCGATCTCTGCCAGTGCGGTTTTATGCGCCGAATAGATCCGACGGTACTCCTCTGTACCCTTTTTCAACCCTTCAATCGCGCGTTGAAACGCCACCGTCTCCTTATCAATGGCGCGCTGCCGTTGCTGTAACCGAGTGCTCCGACTATCGTCATCTAAATAGTCAGCGCGAAACTGTGCTTGATCCAACAACTTCTTGCGCGCTTGATCTGCCTGAGCTTTGCGCTGAATATCAAAATATGACCGCTCCAGGCGCTCCTGTTCCGCAACTGCCGCCTTGATCAATTCACCAAGGTTGCCCGTCCCCATACCACGCACCAGACGCTGGTGTAACTTGTTTTCCAATACCTGAACGGTCGCGGCCTGCTTGGAAATCCGGTCTTGCAGGGGGGTTTCTCGACCGATGTCGAGCATCGCGTCCCAGGCGCCTCGGGCGGTGTCACTCACGCCCTTCCAGGCACGCTCCAGCAGCCCGAGATTCTGGGACAGCTTCGGCGCGCGGTCGTTGAGCGCATCGGCATAGGCACGCTGGGCCACGCTCGCCGCCTCGGCGGCCTTGCCCTGGCGCTCCAATGCGCGAATCTGCTCATAGGTGGCGGCGGTCAAGAAGTTCATGCCCTCATTGAGCTTAAGCGCCGCGTCCAATGGAGCCTTGCCCAGATCCACGAAGTGCTGCACCGTATCTTCGACAGCCGCACCCGTGACCTTCTCCCAGCGTACCGCTGCCACGGTGAATTGCTCCATGTTCTGTGTACCGACTTTGGCCGACGCAGCAAACAGATTCAATACCTCAGCCGCTTTACCCTGGGTACCGATAACCGCACTAGCACGACGGGCCATATTTTGCAGCTGACTAGCGGTCACACCCGCTGCACCGCCTGTTTCAATCAACGTTCGATTGAAGGCTTGTGCTTCGGCCGAACCTTTCAGGTACGCGGCCCCCAACAGCCCAACCGCCGCCGCCGACAGCGTAAATGGATTAACCAGCCCTGCGATGTACCCCCCCATCGCGCGCGCTGCCGGCCCCACCCCGCCAAACATGTCTTTGAGTTGTCCCCCTTGTTGCAACAGCACCGTCAGCGGACGCTGCCCCGCCT